TCATTGTTGCACGGATGTTGCATCTAGTTTCACTAGCGGACATATTTCAGCAAAAGCATAGAGAGCTTCTTGTGTTTGTCGCCAAAGGGTCGTTCGGTCAACATGCAAGCGATTAGCTAACTGAAGGCTGGATTTACGTGTCGTCTTTGGAGTCAGATAGCTCTCAACTAAAATGATCCGGTAGTCTTCACTCTCTATAGATTCAATAGCACCTTCACAGCACGCTATATAGTACAGCTCGTCAGCGTGCGATACGAGCTTTTCCTCGGCTTTGTTGCCATAGCTAGGTGACTTGGGCATGCCGTCCATCACGGGGCTTCTGAGCGCTATTTTGGTGCGTTGAGCGAGCCGCTTGTGATGCCAGTAGTTCCCCAAGACCTCTTTGGCGTTTTCAATTGTTTTATCATGATCAATTGGGCTAAAATATCTCGTTGCTCGCACCACTGCGTCCACTCCTTATGGTATAATTAAATTTGTAAAAGTTTGGGGGATAAGCGTACCGTAGTGGTGCGCTTTTTTATTTGCTTTCAGAAGGCCGAATAAGCTCCCATGGATCAATCCCAGCACGCTCAGCGAAGTCATCAAGTTTTGCCAAGCTAACGTTGTTGTCTTGAAGCAGATGCGCCAGTTGACGTGTCGTAATGCCGATGCTTTTGGCGTAATCCTTCTTAAGCATGTGTGTATCACAGATATTCTTGCGGACATTATTTTGAAACACGCGATTACTTTTTGATTTCATTTATTTTCCTCTTTTCCAGTTAGCCCACATCCACATTGCAACACCTGAGATTAGCAGCATGACGGCAATCATCTGTTTCATTGCCGCTCCTCCCTGATTGAATCCGCAATGTCCCAAAGCGCAAACAAGATTGCTGCTAATGTCAGAAAGACAAACGTTTTATAGTATCCGTATACCAAATGTTTCTCAGGTATAAATGAAGCCACAATACATAAAATGAAACCAAGCCATGACATGAAACGGTAAGGCCTATTTTTCATTGCTTTCCCTCCAGTAGCTCTGGGTTCTCAAAGATGTTGCCAATGACCTCACGGCTTGTAATCTCGCTGAAAAGGTCAATTGCCTCTTGCTTTTTATCATTTTCGATTAGCCATGATCCTTCCCGCATGATCACTTGCCCAATCATCGGATCAGGATCCCCAATATTGTCTTTACCGGTGCGCACAATATCGCCTTCATAGATATTCTTGCCGTTCATGTCTGTCAGGCCGGTAAATTGTTCGACAACATACTGATCATTATCCAAGAATCCGGCAAAGCACTCTTCGTCATAAACAGCATCCTCACCATTTTCATCCTTAACGCAGCCGCTAAGCGTGTCATATGCATTCTGCACGTCATACAAGTAACACTCGTATACCTTATCCCACGCTCTGAACTTAATCTCTCTCACTGCTAATACCCCATCCTTTCCTGTATGGCGTCCTCATATGCCTCTAGCGCACACTCACTTGAGCAGTACGCCTCACCGGTGTCTTCTTGGTATGGCCATCCATATCTCAAGAAGAAATTGCGATTGCAAACGAGGCATTTAGTCCAGTATCCATGTCGCTTACTCATTTCTCCGCCTCCAATTTCACGATTTCGCCGGTTTTCTCAACGCGCCAGACACCTAGCACCCATGCACGGGCAAAAGTATCACCATGATCTATGATCCAATTCTCAGCCTTGAAGTCTGGCGGGTTATCTGTATTAATATTGTGCTGAATGGTTAAAAAGATTGCGAATAGTGGTTCGGTCAATAAATCATCTTTCCAACGCTTGATGTACTCACCCACTATCTGTGGTATTACCGGCAGATCATCTGGCAAGGCGGCAGCATATTCATCAAGATAATTTGGCTCATCGTCACAGTAGTATGGGCTTCCTGTTTCATCGGTGTATGCGTCACAAACCTCGGCGTAGCATTCTGCCAATTTCTCGAACACGTCCTGCTTCGTCTTAACCGTCATAGTTTCCTCCCGCAAATTGGGCAATATTTTATTTCCTTATCCAAAACAACTGAAACTTCCTTGAACCGGTTCATTTGCGTGACACACAGCTTTGGATGATCGTTTTCTGGAGACTTGATTCGTGCCTTTACCCGTCTGTACAATTTGTGTTTGCGGATAAAATCAAAATACTCTGTCTTGTCTGACATGGCCTTGCCATAGTGTGCATGCTTTGATTGTGGGTCGGTTTCATGACAATATGGGCAGTTTTTCTGCTTTTCGGTTTCGTCTGGTAGGGCGTCAGCATAGTCCTTCCTATACTTGATTAAAATTGGGTCAAACTCGCATGCACCATGTGATTCTTCTCCTTGAAGCCCTTGCTCATGAACCAAATCTTCCCATGCTCTAAGTGCTTTCTCGAACACGTCCCGCTTCGTCTCATTGCTCATCGTCTTTCTCCTCCTTATATCAGTGACATGTAGCAGTCATTAGGAATATCAGGTTCTGTTGGCTGCGTTTTTATTTGCTTATAGCATCGTGTAGCTTTTACTTCGTCAACGCTCAGCTTTGTGCCACGGTTCCAAAATGGACGCTCATCGCCCGAGTACCAAAATAGGTTATTGGCTAGTTCCCTGCCAGTAAGTGATTTCAGAAGCACAATTTCTGTGTCTCCAGCTACGTTAAACCAGTGGTTGACTACCTTAATAGTTTTATTCGTCATCGTCAGTCACCTCTTCTTTTTCGCAGTCTTGCAAGCCGTATTGTTCGATATCTGATTCAGTGAATCTAGCAGAGGGAGAAGTGCTCAGGCTTTTGCGTTCTTCAATTGACCACGTGATCGTATTTGGGAAAACAAATGATCGGTATGCTTGAGCAGCTTGCTGATTTTTTTGCTTTCCGCCTAGTTCCCTATATACTAGATACTTCTTCTCCTTTGCCACGGTGTATCCGTTGACAAATGCCTCCATCAGCAGTTTCTCATGGTCGGAATTGCCAGTAATATAATCTGCCGGAAATTTATTGTCGTGTGCATCTTCAACGATTCTGGCCTCTTCCTTGCTTAGAACTACCTTTTCAGGTTCCTCAACGAACGTGACAACGTGGCCACTATAATCAGCCACTCGTTCAGCCTGTTTCTTACTAGTCGTTGTAGGGCAACGTGAGGTGTCTAATGGCCAGAAACCAGAACTATACAAAAAATCCCAGTATTTCCCTTCATCGTTCTTAACCGCATACAGTTTTTCTTCGCTCATTTTTCGTCCTCCTGTTTGATTGGCACTAGTTTGTAGTCCACATATTCGTACATGACGCCTACGACCTTGCCTGTTTCTTTACTGATGTAGATGTCATCGAACGTGTCGTCTCCTGTTTTCATTTGTGTACCTCTCATTTCGCGCTGACTGACTTCACAGCCTGATCAGAATAGTCCTTGATGCTCTGTGCGTCTTTGATTGCCTGTGACAAGCCATTGCTTGCCTGTTTGGCGGCTTCTAACTGAGATGTAAGGTCATTGATTGTCTGCTGCTTTGCATCGACCTCAGCCTGTTTCTGGGCGACTGCTTGCTGGTCTTCAACGATCTTTTGCTGAATCTGGGCATCTTTGCTTGCCATGTCGTTGTCGTATTGCTGTTTTAGGGCCGTATACTGTGCCTGTGCGTCAGACAATTGATGTTGCAAATCTGACAAGCTAGATTGTGAAGCGTTGATCTTAGCCGTCAATTTGTCGATATTGTTTTTGGTCTCCACGATGTTCTGGTGGCCTTGCCAAACATTGTCGGCAATAGCGGTTGCGCCTGCCCCAAACATAAGTCCTGCTAAAACAGTTACTGTAAATGTCAATTTTTTATTCATGATTTTTTCTCCTTAATCGATTTCTTCGACTTCAACTCTCGGGTTAGCTTTGTCAATAAAGAACCGATCTCGCAGTTCTACAATATGATCCCAATTATCGTTTTCTAAAAATTTAGCCTTTTGCATGCCGTCGAAGATAAACTTGTGCTGAAACGCGATGTTGTCCGGGTCTGTTCGCTTGTCATACCAGTACCAGTCGAAGCTTAGAGGTTTTCCCCATTGAAATTTCACGCCCTGATTCATCGCTTTTCTCACAGCCAGCATTACCGTTTCCGTTGCTTGTTTCTTGACTTTTGCTCCGCCGAACATATTGCCTCGTTCAACCTTGATGTACTGGTTAAGAGTCATGAGGGGCAATGGAATAACGATCCTGTTCACGCCGGCTTCACGTCCTTCAGATAGTATTGACGTTGCTTGCCGTCAACCATCTCAACCGTTGTGATTAGCTCTTTGGACGCGTTGCCATCAAAAATAACCGGCTTGTTGATGTCTTGGCTTGCACCTCTGGCGTTGTATCGTTCAACCCTGATGATTCGTGCCACACCACCGAGATCACGCACGCCCATGAATACTCGATCAGGCACCACAACCAGATCACCGACGTTCACTGTTGATTTAATTGCTTGCATTTAGAATGCCTCCTGTTTAATGCTCGGTTTCATTGAAAAATCTAGTGTTGCGAAATGCTTAGCTAGCCACAATAAACGCAGCAAGCTCCCCGATACACCACCGTCAGCACAGATACTCTCTGACGCTTCGCAAATCATGCGCGTATCAGCGTGAATAACAGCGCCTAAAAGTACGATAATGTCTTGCCACTGTGCTTCGGTAACGTCTAGGTAGCCTTGATCATAATCGCTTTCAATGTCAGCTATCGTTTGATTCAAGGACGCTTCGTAGGCCAGCAAATGCTTGTCCAAATGCTGCAAAGCTCTATTTGTCATTTCTTCTGCTGTCACGATCTTTTCCCCCTTACGTCCGTTAACTTTTCAAAGTTCAATGTGCAGTCTTTTGATTTTGGAATAATTCGACTGATGAGTTTGCTGTTGTACATGTGCTCAAGCTCGCTCATCTCGTTGTTCGTTGTGATAATTGTTGATAGACGAGGACTGTTACTCTCAAAATCAAGGCGGGCATTTGCAACGCGATACATCAGCTCTTGCATGTCACGTCTCACTGGCTTGATGTCGAGCTTCATACCGCCTTCTGTGCCGAAGTCGTCCAACAACAGCACGTCAGCCTCTTTCATTGCCCGCTCAATGCCTGCCAAACGCTTGCGAACGTCTGGTGCGTCGTATTGCAAGCCCATCAGGTTGCTCAGCTCTGCTGTTGAAATAAACAGCCCTGACTGGCCTTCATCTCGTAGACTCGTCAGCATCGCCAAAGCAAGTGATGTCTTTCCTGTTCCACGAGGGCCAAATAAAATCACGTTTTCAGGCGTTTCTTGCATTTGCTTAGTCAGCTTGTATGCTCGGTTTCCCAGATCTCTTGATTTCTGAAAATCTGTCTGCATTTCAGGCTGCCATTTGTCGAACGTAAACTTAGCAGGAACGTCACCTGGGAAGACTGAGTAGCGATAAATGGCACGTGCCTTTTTACGGTTCAGAGTGGCCATAGAGCGTTCGTAGAAGCGCCGTTCAATCTCGGCCTGAGTTGGCAGCTTGCTAACGTCCATTCCTCGCTTTTCGATTATTTTTTGCACGTCCGCATGTGTGAATAGGCCTTTAGTCGACTCCATATCCCCAGTTCTCCTTTACTTCTTTGCGGTCTGGTTGCTTCTCAGGCGTCTTAGTATCGTATTCGTTTCGCCAACCATGACCGGTGAACCAGTTACCAGCGGTCGTTACAAAGCCTTCTTGCTTGTTGTTTAGCTTGATATAGGCTTTGTATTCAGCAATCTTTGCCAGCACCTGATCCTTAGTCGTTTCACCAGATTCAACGGCCTGTACATAAGCTTCCTGAGATTTGGCATAGTTGCCTTGTTTCTTTGGGTAGGCTGGCCACACTTCAGTTGCAAACTCTTCGGGCAGGCTCAACACACTCCCGTCCCCCTTGGGGGATTTAGGGGGTGTTTCTTTTGTATTGTTTTGTAATGTAGTGTCATGTAATGTGCTATCTTCTGCTATAGGCTTGCCATTGCTTTGCTTTAGGTCTGCTATAGCGGTGCTATGGTTCTGCCATCTTTTCTTTGCACCACGTTTCCCTGCTTCAGCTTTTTTGCTAGCCATTTTGGTGACGTCTGATGCCCAATTGTTCACATCCTCGGAGTACATACACTCACCGTTTTCGGTGAAGGCAAATAACCCGTAGTCTGAGACAACCGACTTGATTAGTCCGGCGTCAATGTGCAAGCGATACCCGAGTACGTTGAATTCTAGGGGTAATTGATGTGTTGGCTCTTTTGCCAATGCCTCAATTAGTGCCCAGTACGCACCGTAACCGGCTATACCTTGCTCCATCATCATCTTGGCTATATTTTGCTGATCGCGAGTATTTAATGGATGCGGCATCCAATCTGCTGCCAAGCGATCACCTCCGTTTTAATGGGCCTCACACCCATCCGTATGGTTACGCCATATCGTCTGATTTATTAGAAGGGAAATGGTGGCTCATCCGCATCGCTTGGAGCTGGCGGCATTCCATTGTAGGATCCGGCCTGGCGCTGATTAGTTGATGGTGGGGTTTGACGTTGTGTCTGGGTTTGTTGTGATTCCGATTGCTGGCTAGATTGCTGATGTTGCGTCGGTGCTTGAGGTTGTGGTGCCTGATTATTTTGACCGTGCAGGATCATTGCAACCGCTTGGCGCATTGAGGCATCCTTTGCATTCTTTTCAAGCCATTCCAGGTAACTGCGGTCGCTTTGGACAACGTCGCCTATGGTTCGGCCTTTATATTTTCCGAATGTAATCTTCATAGTATTGGCATCGCCATTGTTCATGGTTTCGGTAGTCTCACGCTGGTTGAAATCCTTCATGTCCTCAACGTCTTGCGTGAAAACATTAGATAGTGATCCAACAGTCAATGTTGCATCAACTTGTGCACGTTTCTTAGCCATCTTCAACACCGTGTTTTGCAAAGTATACGGATCTTGGTAACTGACTCCGTCCCACGGGTCTTTTTTATGAGTCTGTTTGTTAAAGTTGTTCTTCCGATACCGTGTTTCTTTTGTGTTTGCGGCACCCAACCCTTGTGTAATTAGATCAGACCCATGATAGAGACTAGCTTGAACGGTATAAGCAAAGAAGCCTCGGTCAAAGTCTTCAACTTTATCCACCACTTGGTACTCACTTTTTAGGCCAAGCAACATTAAGATCTTCTCTGCTCCCGGCTTTAACAAAGTAGGTTTCTGTGTTCCAGGAATAACGCCATAATCTTGATCTTTTTTCAGTTGGCTGTTGATGAGGCCTTGGAATTGATTAATGGCAGCAATTTCCTTAGTTGCTTGGCCTTGATCTACAGACATAATCAGCCCCATTGATGAAGTTTCATTTGGCTGTCGTTCTTGAATTTCTTGCATGATTAAACCTCCTTAAGTGATTCATACTTTATTTTGTTGTCATCCATGTATCTGGCTAATGCCCACATTTGTTTTTCAGTTGCGGTAACGCGCATTGCACGTGTGAACTTCGGTTCGACAATCTCACCCGTCGTCAAATCAATATTGGTTTGTCCAGTATTTGTTTCAACAGTTGCCCGGTTTAGCTTAGCAATCGCATCAGCAGATTCTTTGATTTTGGCTTGCCGATCCTGTTCCTGCTTGCGCTTCATCGCAGCAGAATCGATCTGCAACCGAATTGCGTCAAAACCTTGTCCCTGTTCGACCAAGGCAGTCCATCCTTCCGGGTCAAAGCCGGCTTGTTTGGCATATGCAGTGGTCGCATCGCGATCTGCTTTGATTCGACGCTTCTCGTTTTGAAGCCAACCCATGCGATCACCAATCAGTTTGGTGAGTTTTGCTTTTGAAATCTTATTGAGCCACTCATTCTCTATTTCGATCTCGCTAGGAATCAGGTCATAATTTGGGGCCATCTCCGAAATAAGTGTAATTGCTTCATTACGGCGTTCCTCGCGTTCCTGATCTTCGATGGCTTTCACCTTGTCGTTCAGTGGACTGACCGTGTTATCAATCAATCCTGTTAGCGTTTTAACCTTGGTTTCAAAATCCTTGAGAGGTGCCTCATAGTCCTTTTTAATTTCCTTGCGGCGAGAATCAACAGCTTTGCGCAAGAATCGCAATTCAGCGATAGAATGTTTGATGTCGGTTTTTGTGTCAGGAGTAACCGCCAAGCTTTCATACTTAGTAAGTCGCTCTTCTATGTGAGCCTTAAGTTCTTCAAAATTGTGAAATGTGATTTTTGGTTTCTCATAGTCCACCCGATAAGTCAGGGTATCCGTTGTTGCAATGTCATTATTCATAGTCAAGCTTCCTTTCATCATTAGCAGCAATGGCAACGCCACTAAGCTGAACCAAGATGTATTTACGGATTTCTTTTGGATCATCTTTGATGTTGTCACCCTCAGGTCCAACATTGGTGATGACACTTTCGTCAAAAGGAATTGGCTTCCCTTTCCAATCAAGCATGGTCATCGACTGCCTTCCGTGATAAACTTAAGTTATAATTTAATGTGCTCAGTTCTATATTTCCCGTAGTTGGAGCTACGGGATTTTTTTGTGCGCATTTGTTGAGCATCCGTTGACTAAGTTCGACCATCCAAAGCCAACCGCTATCTCCGTGGCCCTTGTAAATCACGTTTTCGGCTTGATCATGAATGTCTTGCCAACATGCCTTCGTATCACGCATAGTTCTTCCTCCTAACGTGTCCATTGTTTCCAGCCTCCTACTGCTGTGGCGCCGATCATGATACCGGCAAGAGTTACAAGCAGATATTTCCAAAAGGCTGATGCCGGATTGAACAGCACGGACATGATTGCTTCTAACATTTGTTAGGCCTCCTATTGTCGTGCAAACCAACGCTCCATCTTCTCAGGCTCAACTCGCTGTGTTTTACCTGGTCCAACGAATGGAGCGCCACGCTTCTTCCAACGGCTCACTGTCGCAGCAGAGACCTGATAGTGTGCCATGACATCTTTTGGCGTCCAATAAATTTTCGGTTTAAATGGCTTGCGTGTCCTTTGTGGCTTAGTGGGATCGATCAGTGTGAATCCTTGTTCCATGCCTGCTCATCCTTCCTCATATAATGAAGTTTCTGATAATGTGGGAGCCTTTCACTAAAAAGATCCATGATTGAGATGCCTAGCATTTCGCAAATAGCATTTAGTTCGGTTAGATCTGCGACTGTGCTATCCAATTTTTCGAATGCGTATGCTTTCAAGTTTTTAGCGTCATCGCGTGTAAAGCTGGGATCGTTAGCGAGGCCCTCAATGTCGTGCTTGATGAAAGAAGCTTTCTCCTCGTCTTCTTCTCGTTTATCGGTGAATAAAAGTCCGCGTAAATCGTGGTATATTCCGTCACCGCTAAACAGCTTAGGGATTCCTAGAAACAAGTTAGCCATTTCATAGCTTAGTTCGCTGTCATTCATCGAATTGGCAATGTCAGTAGCCTCATTTGCTCTAACGGGAGTTCCATGAAAATAGTTGTTGATCGTTGAGCGCCCTAATTTTGCTGCATAAGCGATCACCTTCTGTGGCGTGTTGGTTCTAGTAGCGAACCTATTCAAAGGGCTACTAATTGTTGCTTTCATACGTTCCACTTCCTTTAAAAGATGAAATATTGGTGGATATTGATTCATGCTAGAGAGGGCTATGATTAACCCATAGCAAGTTGATCAGCGTCTTCAGCTAGCCATTCGTCAACGTGGCCCTTCAACTGCTCGTCCGGCATTTGTTCGAATGCAAAGGCCGGAACCTCTGGGTAGACGCGGGTCAAAAAATCAATCATTGCTTCGCGTGTCATGTGGCTCACCTCTTTAACTTGAAAACTGAATATTGTGTGATTGCCTCCCTCCGAGTGCGATAATTGCATCGAAGGGAGGTGATTAATATGGATTACTTCGATTTGTATCGTTTAATTCTTGAAGCCGTGAAGACTGGTCAGCCAACTTCTAACCAGGAACTTCTCGATGAATTGCAGCAGATCCCCGAATTTGCTAAATACCTGTCTACAGTTTCTGATGACAAGCAAGCACAAGCTGATTCAATCAAGGACATTTTTGAAGTCGCTGAAAATCTGATTGATGATGGCCTTGTTCGCGGCCATGTGGCGACCGTAAAGTTTGGGCCAAAACTTCTATACATCGATGGGCTAACGACAATGGGACGGCAGTACCTTACTGAACTTGTGAAGCCCAATTTCAAGCAACGTCTTAAAGTGGCTCTGCTTGATGAAGGTGTACCGCTCACGCCCCAAGCGATTAGCAAGTTTATCTTTAAATCGATTCTTTGACCGAAACTGATAACTATCAGTTAAAAAGGTCACAGTAACCTCTCGATACGGAGCGTTGACTTCCGCTGGTTCAACTCTTACCTGGCTAACCATTGGAAAACTGTGGCCGTTAATCCACAGAGAATGGGGTGTCTCTACCACCCTGTTCTTTTTTGGATTCATTTGACTGCCTCCTCTCGCTGGGCGGGAATAATGTTTCCCACATTTTGTACTCCCGTGTTTACATCACCTGCAAAAAAAATTTGTTCAATTGTTAACCCTAAAGCGTCTGCAATTTTTTTGGCAGTAACTGATGTAGGACTTTGCTTACCTTGCTCAACCATGATGACTGTCTGTCGAGAAAGCCCGCTTTGACGTGCTAACTCGCTTTGAGATAAGTGCTTCATTTGACGATACTCACAAAGTTTGTTCATAACCACACCTCCTTCGCTTACAAGATATATAGTACATCATGCATTACACATTGTAAACACCTTATTACAAAAATTCCGTAGTTTTTTTGTAACGCTAACTTTACAATTATAGATGGGAGTGATTACATGACAAAACTTGGCCAGTACCTACGACAGCTGCGTGGGAAAAGATCACTTCGTGAGGTAGCTGATCTTACTCATGGTACATTAAGCCACAACACAATTTCTCTTGCCGAACGAGGAGTTAACACACGAGGAAAAGAATATTTGCCTGGACTTGAAGTTTTACGTGAGCTTGCCAAGGTATACAATGTTGATCCAATAAAGCTAATGAAATTAGCTGGTTACATTGTATCGACAGACGAGTTGCCAAAAAATGCGATACCAGTTTCTGCTGAAGTGGCTGACCAACCAGTTATGGTTTATGGAGAAATCCAAGCTGGTGTTGCCAAGTGGGCTGAACAAGATATTATTGGCCAGATAAATGTAACCAAGAGTTTCACTAAGCGATATGGATCAAAGAATTTATTCGCCCTTCAAGTTAACGGAGAATCCATGAATCGAGAAATTCCCAACGGATATACAGCGGTATTCTCTAAAGATTTGGAACCTGAAAGCGGTGATATAGTTGCCGTTATGATCGACTCAGAAAATGCCACAATAAAACGATTTAGAGAAACGTCACTTGCGGTTATGTTTGAGCCCTCATCATGGGATCCATCTTTTAAGCCATATGTATTCCCCAAAGATGGGATTCAAGACTTTAAAATCATTGGAAAATTTTTATACGCAACAAGTGAATGCATTTAGATTGGAGGCTGTTAAATGTTTTGGGTATGGGTGATCCTTGCGCTTTTAGCAATTGGCATAGTTTTTGCCCTCATTAAATTCATATTTGTTATTTGGTTTGTTCTCGTGCCTATCCTTCTTGTGATTGCTGGCATATTTATCACTGCAAGATTTAACCTGTTCACTTCAAAATCACGTGGAAAGTTCATTGCTCTCTGGGCAATGGTGTCAGCCATTTCTATAGCGTTATTCACATTTGGAATCTATAGTTCATCAACTGCTACGACCAAAAGCAAGCCGGAACAAACAGCCAGTTCTTCCAAAATAAAAATATCTGAAATTAAAAGTAGTAATACTAGCGAATCAGTTGAAGAGGAATCAGCTTCTAGTTCTGGCAAAGATGAGTCACAGTTGAAGCTAGGAATGACAAAGAAAGAAATAGTCAACTTGCTTGGAGAACCAGACTCAAAAAGCGACTTTTCGTGGTCGTATGGCGGGAAAGATCTTTACTTCAATGATTATGAACACTTAAGTGGCGGAAACATGGGGAATCTTGTTGACCAAGTTTTAGCCAGCGGAAGAGAATCACGCGCTTCATCTTCTAATGAAACCAACACGCAGAAATCATTTGCCCAGTCATTTGGCCAAAAGGCAGTTGACCGTCTACAAAAGATGCCTTCAGCTTATAAAAGCACACAGCTTGATGCTACTACCATGGAATACACGTGGAACTCAGGACATGGAATAATGATTCGTCTTGATACCGCTGACAGAATGACAAATGTATATCTTTATGACAGCAATGCTGACTATGGGAAAGGACGTCTGCTATATAGCGGTAGAACTATATTTACGAACCCAAAAGTCTACAATTTCTACAATTGATTAAAATCAGTCCAAATACTGACGACTATAAAAGCTGAATGCTTTGGAGGTTATGTTTATGGGAAAGAAATCAATAGCTTTTATAATGACTGTGTTAATGGCAATTTTATTAATTGCCTGTGGAAATAATACAGCTAAAAAAGCTGACTACACTGCAAACACAGCTGAATCAGCTCTTAACTCGGGAAAGAATATCGATGGCAAGACGATTGAATTCAAGGCGGAGAAGGTTATTCCAAATGGAGAACTCGGCCATACGATTTGGGCTGGGAAACATCTTAACTTTATCAGTAGTGAGAACCCCAAAATTTCCGTTGAGAAGGGTGAAGTCTTAATTGCTAAAGTTAAAAAGGCTAAAAGTGCGTTAGGCTCTTGGCTTATCACGTATTCAGGCCTGACAAAAAAATGACTTTTGAAAACCTCTAGTTTGATTGTAAGTAATGGATGAGTCAGGCCCAATGTTAGCAATTACAAGCGGTAACTATTTTGGAGGAAAAAATGGGAATACTGGATATATTCAAGTCCAATGAATTCAAGCAAAGAATCGAATTGTTAGAATTAGAAAACACAAAACTAAAACAAGAATCAACTGTCAAATTAACGTTGCAACAAATGACGCCTATAGAACTAAAAAAAGAAATTGATCTAAAAACGGAAACTAAGTCTGAACTTGATCAAATGATTAGTAAGAATCAGTCTACCCTCTCCACTTTAACTGACAAAATAGCTAACCTAAATGAAACTAAAAAAATTTTAGAGGGTCAGTTGGTAAGCACAAAGGACGAGTTAGAAATAGAATCATTTGGGTTATACAAGCCTCGCTACACTTTTGCTAATTCACTTGGATATAAGGCTAGATTAGACGAAGTCAGGCAAAATCAAAAAAACATGATAAAAGGGCAAACTGCTTTTGAAATATTCATGCCAATATCTTTTAACGGTTCTGCTTCTAAGGGTCGTTCCATACAAAAGAAAAACGGTAAGCAACTTTTACGTTCCTTTAACGGTGAAACCGAAGCAGCTATTAACAAGATTACTTATAGCAACTTCGATCGTATAAACAATCGACTCGAAAAATCATTTCAACAGTTAAACAAGCTTAATGAGGACAATGGGATTCGCCTTTCCCCCGCTTACTTAGACAGTAAGGTCGATGAATTACATTTAGCCTATGAGTATGAACAAAAGAAACAAGAGGAACGAGAAGAGCTACGAGAGCAAAGAGAACGGGAACGCGAGGAAAAGCAGGCTCAAAAGCAAATGCACGATGCTCAAAAAAAGCTCGATAAAGAATTGGATCATTACAAAAAAGCCTATCAAGAATTACAAACTAGGCTAGGAAACCTTCAGGGTGAAGATCAGAAAGAAATTCAATCTAGCCTTGAAGAACTGCAAAAAAATATAGATAAGGCTGAATCTGAGAAAAAAGATTTGGACTACAGGCAAGAAAATGCAACTGCGGGTTACGTATATATAATCTCCAATATCGGGTCATTTGGTAAAGATGTTGTTAAAATTGGAGTTACACGCCGCCTCGACCCTCTGGAGCGGGTTGCAGAGTTAGGATCCGCATCTGTACCATTCAAGTTTGACGTTCATGCTTTGATCTTCTCATATGATGCCTATGCTCTCGAAGCTGAACTTCATCAGCGATTTGCTAATCAAAGAGTCAATAAAGTCAATAATCGCAAGGAATATTTCCGTGTTCCTATTAAGCAGATCGAAAGCGCTCTAGAAGAATATAAAGACCTAACCGTGGACTTTACTGAAAGTCCTGATGCACCTGAATATCGTCAATCTTTAGCAATTAATTCAAAGAATTTTGTCAATTCCGAATCATAAAATTTGGGCACAAAAATAGCCCCGGTGGCGAGGGCTGAGGAGGAAAATATGGAAGTTAAGCGTAGGTGCTATGAATGCTATAAAAAATCTCTTAATGTAACAGCCGTTGCTGAGGTAACAAGCGAACCTTATCTAGAATTTCGCTGTCCAAATGGGCATACATACAAATCAATACCTGTCAATCCAGTCTACGAACTACTATATGACCATGCATTAGCGGCATTGATTCAGAATAACTATTATGAAAGTTATCTGTCAGCACAAGCATGCCTGGAACAATTCAGACAAGAATTCGTATTAACTTATGCTTGGGTAATTAATAAGCATCAAGATATGTTTTCTTTGTTTAAGAATGCGAAGGCGATTCGTTATGCGGAACGTTCTACAGGTGCCTTCATTAGCATTTGCCTAATCTTGTTCGGGAACGATTGTTCTCAAGTACTAAAGGAGCTTAGCAAAGTCACAGAGAAAAGAAATCTTGTTGTCCACGGATCATTGATTCCAAGCAAAAAAGAGTGTGAGCAGCTATTAGTTGCCATATACCATTCAGTATTTTATTGCACAATAAAATACCATAATTCGGATGGTTATCCATATACCCGCCTTAGGCAGGATGAAAGAGCATCTAACTACGTGGAGTCTAAAATCATTAAAGGACATTGGGTAATAACGGACAAGACTTATACATTGACGCCTTATCAAGTTGTCAATGAAGGCCAAGAATTAAATGCATATCAACGATCTGGAATGTCTACTATCTTACAAAGATATGTGCATTTCAGTCATATCAACTAAATGGAGATAGAGTCAGCTTTAATTGATATTTCTCTAGACAATTTGTCATGGTAAATGGTGTCTCCCACTGTGAGTGGCCCATCATCCATGATGCCAACCAATGTTACTTTAGTATCCTCTGGGAATATTCGCAAATATCGGATAACATCTCTAACAGTCAACAACTTTTCATCACTTATTTCAACACGACTTTCCATTTTAGTCACTGCCCTTCTAGTCGCCAATGAGCATCATTCACCTAATTATAGCAAAGATGAATTGTATTCACCATCAACGGTTAAAAACATAGCTACTCGTATCAAATTAATAGTTAAGACAGGAGTCTTACTTATGGCAAATTCAACGATCAGGCAGGCCGATATACTGTTACGAGAGTGTACCGTTATGCAGGTAGCTACGCTTGATACCGATACCGGTTTCCCTAATATAGTTTCGCTGACACCACTTAAATCACACCGATCACTTAAAGAGATCCTTTTTTACACTGATCGCGACACTACTACCATTCACAACGTCCTAGAGAAGCCTGTGGTGGCTGTTTACTGTTTTAATGAGCTACACCACTCATCGTTGCTATTACGTGCAAAAACAGCTGTATTGACTGCTGAGGAGGTCTTACCAAACTTTACAGAGAACCTCAATACTTTTCAAAAATCGTTACAGTATGATCGACCCGTCATCATTCGTTGCACACCACTAACCGTCAAGATCAGATACAACAATGACATCGAGTTCAGCAAGCTAAACGAAATCTAAACTCAGTTCTTGGAGATGCACTTATGAACGGTCCAGATACATTAAGCGAGGCACACTTCATTGGCCTCATCATTGTTCTTATAGGCGTCTACTTCGCCCTGTTTGGCCACAGGCATCATTGGGTACATTGGCTCATTGACCCAGACAAACCCGGAAGCAACCTGTGGTGGGCGGCCATTTTCATCATTATCGGCGTGCTCATGATGATGGTCAGAAAGATGCAATAATACGACCCCATAACGGGGTTTTATTTTAAGGGCATAACGAACATACGTTTGAATTACAAGCTCTAAGAGTTCAAAAGGAGTGCGATATCATGGCATCAATTAGCTCATATAAACTAAAAGATGGCAAAAAGGCCTGGGAATTCTATATATTCGCTGGTGTTGATCCTCAGACAGGAAAAGAAATAAAAATTCATCGGCGCGGTTTTCCAACCGAAAAAATAGCCCAGCAAGAAGCAACTTTAGCTGAGGCCGAAATAATCAGAGGCCACTCTCACTACCAAACTGAAAGAATTTTAATGGCTGATTATCTTAATCAGTGGATCACCAAGCTTAAGGTTAATGTAAAAGAGGGATCCATGATCATCTATCGATATAACCTTAAGAAATACATTATCCCAAAAATTGGGGATATTCGACTAGCCAAATATACGCTTAAGGAACATCAGGAGTTCATCAGCAGTCTATTCAATGATGGCTTGTCTCTTAACACTGTAAAGCTCATCAATGGAACGTTGCACAACGCGTTAAAAAAAGCCGTTGCAATTGGTTACATTACTAAAAACCCTACCGTTGGTGTCGAGTTCAGTGCGTATGCTAAAGACAATTCCAAAAAACTTCACTTTTGGACAAAAGATCAAGTTGGATCTTTTATAGAAGCAGCTGAAGAAGATAAAGAGCACATGTGGCTATCATTCTTTGTGACGCTGATTGACTGCGGACTTCGTGTGGGTGAAGCTATGGCTCTTCGCTGGTCAGACATTGACTTCAATAAAAATACCTTATCAGTCAATGCAACACGAATCTATCGTGCTGAAACTGGATCAAACGTTGGCAAAATAGCGCTTGATCGTCCCAAAACATTAAGCTCTAAGAGAACCGAATACATGACCGCTCGAGTAAATGACCTTCTTCAACAACAATATGAGCGTCATTTCAGTCACGGCAATGTGCAAGGTTTTCGGTTTTCTACTAGCCACAATAACGATTTCGTCTTCACCTATTCGTCTGATGCAAAGTTTGGAAAACCGCTCCGATCTCGAGCAACTACCGGTGCTTTTAATCGCATCACCAATCGGGCTGGGCTTCCTCACATCCGTATCCATGATTTAAGACACACTCATGCCGTTTTAATGCGTGAGGCAGGATTAAGCCTTGATGACATCAAAGATGATCTTGGGCATAAAGACATTTCGACCACTCAAATCTATGCTGAAATCTCTCCGGCAAAAAAGAAAGAAAACCATCAACAATTCGAAAAATACCTAAATCAGTGA